ATGTTTGGAAAAGCGAATATTGTCACGCGAATCTTCTCCGGCTCATCAGGTCTTGAATCTTGGCAACGGTCATTGCACTTGATCGATTCATTGCTTTCTCAATCTTTATGTCAACCTCTGGGCCAGCACCAGATGCGTCGATGTTGTTGATGATGGTTACTCCCGCGCCTTGGCCTTTAGTGTGGTCAATTACCGATTCATTGGGATGTAACATGGCGAGGAATCCGCCCTTGGTATCGAGGCCAGATGACCTTGAGCCGCGACCAGTGAAGCCACCACCTTCGAATGATTGAGCTCGAATTGAGGCGACCTGTGCCATGCCAGATGCGATTGCAACGCCAGCAAAGATTGCGCCGAGTGGCGGAGGATAAGATGCCAAAGCCTTGGTGGCTGCGGTGTAAGTGTTCATGATAGCTTGGCCGATTTGCATAGCTTTCTGAATGGCAAAAAGTTTTTTACTATTTTTTGCAACTGCACCTAATTCAGTGTCCATTTGCTCCATGACATGCTTTGTCTTTTCCTCAGCTGTCATTTTTTCAAAGTCGGCGAGCCTTTCAGCGCCCTCCATTTTGGCTTTTTGTATCATGCTTAATTTCTTAATCGGTACTCCGTCTGCCCCCTCGCCTTGAACGCTGGCTGCAACAATTTCAGCAGTTTCTCTGGCTTTTAGCTGGACATTATCAAACCATTGCATGACTGACTCAGATGGAAGTGGACCGCTTAACATTGAGGATATTTCTTCCCTGATGCCTTCAGCTACGCCAGCAAATTCACTTCCCAATTCAAGCAATTCTTCGCCAGGTTTGAATTTTATTGTTTCTCGGCCAAAAAGTTCTGCCAACTTGTTATAAGCATCTATTGCCTCATCAACAACTTTTAGAATAGTACCTATCGCACTTGCTGCCACTTCAGACATTTTGTAAAACAAAAGCTGAATACCTTTGACTAGAATTTTGATCCCAAGAAGTCCATCAGCAAAAAAACCAAAACCTTTTACCAACGCCCTAGCAACTCGCTGCCCGACATTGCCGGTTTCATTAGCATCAAGCGCCGTTTGATAAAAGTTTCCAGCAAGCTCGGAAATTGCTGGAGACAAAGCCACAGCAATTTGATTCCCAAAACCTGCAAAGACGGTTTGGGCTCTTGAGATTTGATCGTTGGCTTCTTCGATCATGGCAAGATCTACGCGATTCATGGAAACGCCAAGCATATCTGCTTCTTTGGCCATCTCCCTGAGTCCCTCTGCGCCATCGTTCATCATGTTCAGAACGCTAACGCCCCGAGCGCCGAATAGCTCATAAGCGATTCTGACGCGCTCTGTCTTGCTTTCGACATTTTGCATGGCATCAGCAACTTGCATCATTTGCTGATCAAGAGGTAATTTTGATAACGCAAGAGCATTAAGACCGAGATCATCTAAAGCGCGAACAGCCAGGCCTGTTCCTTTGGCTGCATTTTGGATCTGAACGCCCATGCCTTGCAAGGCTTTATCGAATGCTTCTGCTGATACGCCTGATAAATCGGCAGCATGACGAAAGCCAGCAATGGCCTCAGTGGTTACGCCGAGCTTGTCGGCTGTTTTTGCTAAGTTGTCAACGGCATCCATGCGCATTTTTATAAATGCAGCAGCGCCGACTGCCGCAGCAGCAGCAGCGGTCGCGCCTATTTTTGCAAAACTGATAGCTGTTGAAGCTACGCCGGTTCTCAAACTTTTTAGGCTATTTTGAACACTGCCAAACGCTTTTTGCGTTCGGTTTTGGGCAACTATGTCGAATTTAACGTCTTGTCTGGCCATTTTTTTCGCCTTTAATTTTTACCCACGCGATCCAGCCAAAATATTCACGAACGTCCATTCGATTGATTTCGCCGACCGTTTTCCCAAGCATTTCCGCCAGATAATAGCGAAATTGAAGATCATGGTCGGCTCTTAGTTTCCCTCAGCGTCATCCTCTGACGGATCATTTGAATTGATTTCACCAACAATTTTAGCCAGCACGTCAGGATCTACAGACTTCATGAGCTCGATTCTGTCGTGTTTTTTAAATAACGGCTTGCCTTCTTCGTCAATCAATCGAAAAATCATGGTCAAAGCCATGGCTTCAGCAGTCTTCCCTGACTGGCTTAATTCCATGATCTCACCAAGCTGAGACAAATTCATCCCAGGTTTGATGTAAGCCACTGTATCCCACTCTGGAATATTTATTTTTCTTGGCTCTGCGTGCAACTTAGTTTGATAATGTTGCTTTGCTTTTTCCAGAATGCTCATGCTTACACTGTCGCCTGAGTTAGCGGGCCTGTGCCTTGAACACTAATAGATGCTTCGATCATTCCATCGAATGAGCTGCTAACACTTACGCCAGTAACAATTGCGCTACCAGTGTAATAAGTATCTGCTGCCGTATCGCCTTCTGGGTAAACATTCAAAGTCACTTGAGCGCCATTGGTTAAAGCGCCTTGGCCGGTGGTATCAGTTTCATCCCAGTAAACGTCAACTGATCCAGACCAAGAAGTCAGGCTTGTCAAGTAAGTCCTAGCGGTGTTGCCCATTACCGTTGTTTCCAACGTATCGGCAGATTCTTCGATTGAAAAGGACCGAATTCCGGCAACTGCATTAGCGCCGACCTTAACCGTTCCCTCTGAGCCTTTGTGTACTGCCATTTTTTATTCCTCCTCGGAATTATCTTCTTGCTTAAATTCCGGCTCAGAGTAGCCGGTCTCTTTTTTGATTTGCCAGCCTTTTTGTAACATTTCTGGCACTTTGTCCGGCACAACTTTAATCAAAGTCTTGCCATGTATCATCTCAATCATGCTGCAACCTCTGGATTCCCTTCAATTGTAACATATTCGACCTCAACGGTTAATGTGGCATATGCAACTGGCTGGTCTGGATCTCCGCTAAATTCAGCCTCAAAATTTATCAGCCTGGTATCTTTTGCATAACCACCGCGAGTCTGATCAACGCATAACGCCACTTCAATTTCTTTGGCTACAGTGTCAAGCAAATTGTCATAACCGCTTGCGCCTTGAATATAGGCTTCTATGCTGACGGTTAAAACTCTGCTAACAATTCGTGGCCGAGTCATCGTTATAAAGTCTGAGGTTTCAGACTTGGTGTAAATAGCAATGCCTGGCAAACTCCCAGAAGATATTGGGTAAACTCGAGTCTGGAAAACATTTGCTCCGGTCGTGGTCAATCCGGTCAATGTGCTGGCAATGTTGTCTCGAATCAGTTTGCGTATATGTGCCACGTTATTGGCGCTCTAACATCAATTCTGTCATGCCAGTTCCATCTGCCATTACCACTCTAATAATGTAAGCAATCGCGCCAATTGTTAAACTAGCGTTTTCAACTGCGCCAATAAGATCAGCCGTTCTTGCCAAGCATTTAGGCTGCTGCATCGCAAAAGCTACTCCACCACCAGTTTCAACTGGCAAAAACTCATTGTCAAAAATAACAGTAATAGTTGATGCAGAGCCTCCTGCTGGCGTATAAGTTGCCGCAGTTCCAAAGTCAGCCAGCATTAAAGCTCTATCGCCCGCCGTTTCAACAGCCATTATTCAGCCTTTTTTGATTTTCGTTTTTTTAGTTTTGTTTGCTCTGTAAGCCCTACTGACCGATCAATAATTATTTCTTCTTTTTGGCCGGTCGAAATTATACGACCAATAGCCAGCAATTCTTTTGCCTGCCCAGCATCAAGCTCAACAATATCGCCAACTTTGCGACCTTGGCCAGCAATCACACAACCTTTTAAGACTTCATATTTCATATTTTTTACCTAAGATTGAGGGGGCTTTCGCCCCCCCTCACTTATTTAGACGCCATCATTGCCGTATGCAAAGCTGACTGCGCGACGAACTGCTGCATCTACAGATTGCAGAGCTACAACTCGGATCGTGCCAGAGGTGCTATTTGAAAATGGGTCAACTACGAGGTCTAATCCACCAAAAAATCCAATTAGCATGCTGGACCAATCCCCAAAGTATAGATTTCCAGCAGTTGCTTGGTTGGAAACAATAGCTCGATAACCATTCATAGTGCCGCCTGGCTCCACAACGAATTGTGCAGTGTTAGAGGCTTTCTCAACGGTTTTCAATGCGCCATACATTGATGCTGGCATGATATACGCCAGATTACCAAGCAGTGCATTATCCTCTGCAACGGCAGTTTCAAGTCCAACCACCTCAGCAAAAGTCGGATTTGCAGCAGCAAATGCGGCAACAGTGTTAACACCGGAAGTGTTCAGGACACCAGTGGGCTGACCACTTGCACCTGTACCCTCAAGACCAGCTTTGTCGATTGCAACAGCAAGAGCTTGAGCCAGGTCATCACGGATCAAAGACTCAACGTCCAATGAACTTTGGATCAATAATTGCCGTGTTACGTCGGTGAAACAACCCAGCGTGCGAGGCTGGAGAGAAACTGAGCCAACAGTCATTTCTGACTCTTGCGCGGGCCCACCTTCAGTGCTTATCCAAGCGGCAGCGGCACCAGCAGTCTTGCGTGGGATTTTTACATCACCAGAAAGACCAGTCAGCATACGCGCACCGGCTTGCATTACTGATGAGCTGTTTCGCAACACATCAATGAAG